ACAATCTGGTCGCCCGCGAGACGCGGCGGCTTTACTAGAACGATTCCTCTAAGGAGAATTAAATGTCAGTACCCTCAAATACCTACCTGCGGTACACCAGCATCGGTGTCCGCGAAGACTTAGCAAATGTTATTTACTCGATTAGCCCCACCGACACGCCAATCATGTCGTCCATCGGCAAGGCTAAAGCAACCCAAACCAACCACGAGTGGCAGACCGACGCATTGGCCGCCGCTACGACTGCTAACGCCCTCATCGAAGGTGACGACGCAGCCGCTTCCTCGTTGGCTCCCACGACCCGTGTTGGCAACTTCACGCAAATCGTTGGTAAGACCGTTCAGGTTTCGGGCACGCTTGAGGCAGTAGACAAGGCTGGCCGTAAGTCTGAGAAGGCTTACCAGTTGGCTAAAGCCGCTTCCGAAATCAAGCGCGACATCGAGACAATCATCACGGCTAACCAAGCCAAGACCAACGGTACGGCAACTTCTGGTGCTCGTAAGCTGGGTTCACTCCTTTCTTACATCACCACGAACGTATCCAAGGGTTCGGCTGGTACAAACCCGACAGGTGACGGTTCCGACGTTCGTTCGGACACCACAACCCGCACGTTCCTTGAGTCCATGCTCAAGACCGTGGCACAGGAAATCTTTGAAGAAGGTGGCACACCCAAGATTTTGGTTGTTCCCCCAAGTTTGAAGGCAACTGTGTCTGGCTTTACTGGTGTTGCAGAGCAGCGTTATGTGACCGGCGCAGAACCCACGACTATCGTGGCTGCCGCAGGTGCTTACCTCTCGGACTTCGGCCTCATCAGCATCGTTCCTGACCGCTTCATGCGTTCTACTGATGCCCTGATGCTCGACCCCGAGTACGCAGCCCTTGCTTACCTCCGTCCTTTCCAAACGAATGACCTGGCTAAAACCGGCGACTCTGACAAGACTCAGATTCTTGCCGAACTGACCCTCGAAGTTCGTAACGAGAAAGCACACGGCGGTATCTTTGACATCAAAGCAGCGTAACTTGTGATAGAATCGGCGGTGGGTAATTCCCACCGTCGGTTTTGTGGGGTAAATATGCAAAAGTTGGGCGAAGAATTAACGATTGAGGGAAAGCGGACGTGGTTTTCGGACGGAGATGGCGGGCTTGTCATCAGGGACGAACAAAACGTCGCACCAATCCTAGAGGCTAACAAGGCTTCTTATAACCAGATTGACGAACGCGCCCGGTGGGGTGATGGTGCGCGGGTAGCGGAGATTCCCAATTCGGTCATTGCCGACCTGAATGTGAAGGGAATTATGAGGGGGTTCGCTGTGGTAGACCAGAAACGCATGAAGGCTTTTCTAAATGACCCGGAGAACCGTTTTTTACGGACGAGACCGGGGAGAATTTAGTGGGCAAGGTTCACGACAAGATTAAGCAAAAGCAGCAGAAAGCACCGTGGGAAGATAAGAAAGTCGCCATTTGTATCCCTTCTCGCGGAGAGATGGAGATAGGAACGGCGTTTGACTTGGCGGTGTTATGTGCCTACGACGCAAGAAACAGGGCTGGACACCAAGCGGTTTACACGGTTGCCGGAACCCTGATATTTGACCAGCGCGAGAAGCTGGCGGCAGAAGCCATAAAAGAGGGTGCGGACTACATTCTGTGGATAGACGCAGACATGAGGTTCCCCAAGAACACGATAGAAGTCTTGCTGGCGCACGACAAGCCCATCGTTGGGGTGAACGCTACAACGAGAACCATGCCCGCCAGACCTACGGCAAAGAACCTAGAGATTGACTTTGAGAAGAAAGAGAATCATTGGATTCCAATCGTCTCTAAAGACAAGACCCACCTAGAGTGCGTGACCGCGATTGGTTGCGGGGTGATGATGGTCAAGCGGGAGGTGTTTGAGAACACTCCTAGACCGTGGTTCTGGTTTGAGAAGATACCTGGCGACAAGTTGCTAGGGGAAGACGTGTACTTCTGCATCAAGGCAAAAGACGCAGGATTCGATACTTATTTAGACCACCACCTGTCCAACGCAATTGGGCACGTTGGGTCTTACACTTATTCATGGAACGACTACAATGGCCCTAGCGACTTACAGCGACCTCCAGACATCGGTAGCGAACTACCTCGGACGGAGTGACCTTACCAGCCAGATTCCCGACTTTATCAGCTTAGCGGAGTTGCGCCTATCCCGCGACATTCGTACCCGCAGGATGCTGAAAACGGCCACGGCAAATATGACCGTAGGCGACCCGACGGTAGGACTGCCAAGCGACTTTCTGTCCATCCGTGACGTGTTTATCCAAGGACTTCCGAGAACGGTAGTCACCTACAACTCCCCAAGCATTTTCTCTAGCAACTCTCGCGCAGACCAGATTGGACTGCCGGTGTTCTACACCATGCGGGGCAACGAGTTAGAGTTTGCGCCCAAGCCTGATAGTGCCTACGTCTTGCAGATGCTTTACTACTTCAAGCCCGTGGTGCTGTCGTCAGGCAATACTAGCAACGAGTTCTTGGCTAACTACCCAGACGCGCTGCTCTACGCAAGCCTCCTAGAGGCAGAGCCGTACCTTATGAACGACCCGCGTACACAGACGTGGTCGAGCCTGTACAACCAAGCAATTGCAAGAATCAACACCTCCGACGAGGAGAGTGAGTTTTCTGGTGTTCCCTTAGTTATGACCGTTACAACGAGGTAATCAAATGGCAGAATTTAGCGATTATTTAGAGAACAAAGTCCTAGACCACGTTCTCCGCAATGTTTCTTATAATTCACCCACGACAGTCTATGTCGGGTTATACACATCTGACCCCACAGACGCTGGCTCGGGTACGGAAGTCTCTGGCGGCTCCTATGCCCGCCAAAGCCTGTCCGTAAGCGCAGCTTCGGGTGGAATCGTTACCTCCTCTGCGGATGTGACATTCCCGCAATGCACAGCCTCATGGGGTTCCGTGGGCTACATCGGGATTCTGGACGCGGTTACTAGCGGTAACTTACTTATGCACACCGCCTTGACGACTGCCAAGACCATTGACTCTGGCGACATTCTCAAGATTACTACCGGCAATCTGACGGTAACGCTTGACTAATGGCCTTCGTCCTTAAAGACCGCGTAAAGGAAACCTCGACCACGACAGGTACGGGGACATTTACGCTTGGTGGCGCGTCTGCTGGCTACCAAGGGTTCTCTACCGTCGGAAACGCAAATACCACGTTCTATTCTATTGTGATGGGAACGGAGTGGGAAAACGGCGTTGGGACGTACACCTCGTCTGGGTCAACCTTGTCACGCGATACCGTACTGTCATCGTCTAACAGCGGAAACAAGGTCAATTTTTCTGCCGGAACAAAAGACGTATTTATTAACTACCCAGCAGGTCGCGCATCCTTATACGACACACCAAGCCAATCTACCGGCGCATTTCATATCCCAGTAGGAACGACCGACCAGCGACCAACAGGCGCTACTGGAATGATTCGCCTGAACAGCACAACTGGCTCGCCAGAATGGTACGACGCTGGTGGCGAAAGATGGTCAAAGTTTACAGAGGGGCCACAATATTCAGCCAATGTTTTAATTGTTGCTGGCGGCGGCTCTGGCGGTATGCACTCAGGCGGTGGTGGTGGTGCTGGCGGTTTGCTTTATTACGGTTCTGAAACACCAAAAACACCAAACGGAAGTGCTCTTGCTTTAATTCCTGGAACAAATTACACGGTGACTGTTGGGGCTGGCGGTTCGGGTTCTGGTGGCCCTTACCAATCGGTCGCTGGCAATGGATTTGCAGGTTCAAATTCTGTATTTGGTGCTTACACCGCAATAGGCGGTGGCAGAGGTGGTTCAGGCGGTAATTCAGTAAACGCATCAAGCGGTGGCTCTGGCGGGGGTGGAGGAAGAACAAATGGACTTGCGGGGTCTGGTACAACTGGGCAGGGTTTTGGCGGCGGCTATCCAAATACAGGAGATTCGCCAAACTATCCCGGCGGCGGCGGTGGCGGCGCATCACAAGCTGGAGGTAATGGAAGTACAACCGCTGGCGGTAACGGCGGCAATGGACTTCAATACTCTATAAGTGGTACTGCGACTTATTATGCTGGCGGCGGTGGTGGTAATTTGCAACAAGGCTCTCCCGCTGGTACTGGGGGTCTTGGTGGCGGTGGAAACGGTGGTTTAGGTCTAGGGTCAACAAGCGGTGCGGGTACAGTAAATACCGGCGGCGGTTCTGGCGGCGCAAACTACGATGGTTCTGGAAGTTTGTCTGGCGGTTCTGGAATTGTAATTATTAGTTACGCTGGGTCACAACGAGGAACTGGCGGTACAGTCACATCCTCTGGTGGCAACACAATTCACACATTTACTTCGTCAGGAACATACACAGCATGAGCCACTTTGCAAAAGTTTGTGATGGCATCGTGACACAAGTGATTGTTGCGGAGCCTGAGTTCTTTGCTACCTTTGTCGATTCCTCTCCCGGTGAGTGGATTCAAACTTCCTACAACACCCGTGGTGGTCAACACCCAGAAGGTCGTCCGCTTCGTAAGAACTACGCTGGTATTGGCTACACTTATGACCGCGTACGCGATGCGTTCATACCGCCAAAGTCGTATGCGTCTTGGGTGCTGAATGAAGAAACCTGTTTGTGGGAATCTCCAGTACCTTACCCAGCAGACGACAAAATTTATAAGTGGGACGAGAACACTCAGCAATGGGTTGAGACAGGAGCTTAAACAATGTTCGGATTTGCGCCACTAGGTTCAGGAGTAATTGGCGCGTCCTTTGCTCCGGCGGCAGGTAAGCCACTATTAACGCTTGAAGAACTAGACCGCTTTGGAAGCCTAGATTCCTTACCGTTCTCGCTAGACGCGAACTGGATGGAGTGCGGGATACAAGGCCCGTTTACGCTAGAGTTCTTAGACTACTTTAGCACCAGCATTGACAGCCTTGCGTTCTCGCTAGACGACCCAATTTGGGAGTCTGCGGATACGGAAATCTGCCTAGTCTACGCACCAGAAAACATTACCGGAACTGGGACTGTAAATGCTACGGCGCAGTTCTTTGAGACAGCCCAAGCCTTAATCACGGCCAACGGACAGGTCTCAGCAAGTAGTACGCTTTTGCGTACGGTTGAGGGTGCGATTGATGGTGCTGGAACCGTATCAGCAAGCGCAAGTCGTATTCAGTTAGTAGGCGCAATTATTACCACATCTGGTGAGGTTGTTGCCGTAGTGCAACGCACAAGAACGGTTGATGGTAGTATCACCGCCAACGGACAGGTAAGTGCGTTAGCAAACAGAGTTTCAAGCGTCGTAGGCAGTATTTCTGCCGCAGGTTCGGCAAGTGCTGTTGCGGCGCGTTTACGGGACGTTGTAGGGGCTATAAACGCCTCGGGCAACCTAGTATCAGACGCGGTAAGACTTCGCCTTATAGACGGTTCTATAACGGCAGAGGGGTTCTTAGCGACAACCGCAAGTTTAGTTTTTGATGTTCGCGGGGATGTCGTTGCGACAGGTACTTTAGATGCCATTGCCGCGTTTATTTCAACAGTTTCTGGGCAGGTGGCAAGCAATGCACAGCTTACCTGCACGCTTTACAAGTTTGGCGAGGAGTGGGTCTTAGTACCCGACCAGCCGAACACATGGACTGCCGCGAACTTCCAAAGCGACACATGGACACAGGCATCAACCAGTTCGGATACATGGACACCAATTAACGCCCAAAACGATATTTGGACACAACAATCTTCGGGAAGTAACACATGGCAATAACAAGAGTTACCTTTGGAGAGTGGCTACCTGACCAGCCAGGGGTTATCGGTGCGCTGACCACGGCTAAGAACTGCTACCCAAGAGCCGTTGGCTACGGGCCGTTTCCGACAGAGGAAGATTACTCTGCCAACGCAGCACAAGACCTAACTAACGTGGTGGCCGCAAGGGATGTGGCTGGAACCACCAAGGTCTTTGCATCCGGGACAACCCGCCTGTACATTTTAGATTCCTCTGACTTCTCGCTAGACGACGTGTCGGCAACGACCTACACAAACGCGACAATGTGGAAGTTCACCCAATTTGGCAATAAGGTAATCGGAGCAACAGAGGCGCATACCCTGCAAGCCTACGATTTAACGACAACGGCAAACTTTGCCAACCTGTCATCAGACGCACCCAAGGCCAAGTTCGTGACCGTGGTGCGGGACTTCGTGGTTACTGGTTATCAGACAGACTACCCAACCCGAGTGCAATGGTCGGGTATTAACAACGAGGCTACTTGGGCTGCATCTGCAACGACACAGGCAGACTTTCAGGACATTCCTGACGGCGGCAGGGTTCAGGGCGTTACGGGTGGCGAGTTCGGACTTGTTCTGATGGACAGGAGTATCTATCGGATGTCCTACGTCGGGACTCCCCTCATATTCCAGTTTGACAACATCTCTAGAAACCTTGGGTGCTACGAGTCCAACTCGGTCATCCAATGGCAAGGTATTACTTACTTCCTCTCTGACGACGGCTTTTACGCCTGTGACGGACAGCAAATCGTCAACATCGGCGCGGAGAAGGTAAACCGTTACTTTTTTACAACACTCAGGGAGGCAGAACTTGACCTTATGAGTGTGGCGGTAGACCCGTCGAAGAACTTGGTGATGTGGGGATACTCAAGCACAGACCTGACCTACCGGATTCTCATGTACCACGTCCCCACAAAGCGGTGGGCTTACGCGGATTCAACGGTAAACAGAATCGCTTCTAGCTCCACGCCGGCGGTCACGCTTGACGGATTGGATAATTACTCTGCTTCGATAGATGCCCTACAAACGTCCCTAGACTCGCGTCTATGGTTAGGCGGTAAGTTGCAGTTAGCGGGTGTCACGGGGGCTAAAATCATTACCTTTACCGGCCCAGCAAAGACCGCGCTGATAGACACGGCAGACATCTCGGCAGACCAGAATCAGTCCATGATTACCCTCGTAAAACCATTGGTTGACAACGGTTCTGGGTCGGTGGCCGTGGAGTCTAGGTTGCAACTAAACGCGACCCTGTCCTTCCCGTCGGTTACTGCGGCAAACAGCGAGAACCGCGTGGGTGTTCGTTCTTACGGGCGTTACCACAGGGTCAGGCTTGAGCCGTCAGGGAACAACTGGTCATCTGCCATCGGGGTGGACGTAGAGATTCAGCAAGCAGGTACTCGCTAATGTTTAGAGTTCTACCGTACCAAGGCGGGACACCAAGGGATATTTCCGAGGTGGTCAACAACTTGATGAACGGCAAGTCCAATAACACGGGGACTATTACCCTCGCTACGGGCAACGCTACGACCACCACCCTGATAGACGAGCGTATTTCTGTATATACAAAAATAGTCCTGATTCCGTTCTCGGACGCGGCAGAGGCTGACTCTGCGCCCTACGGTGCGTTTCAAGATACGACTGACCAGACGGCCACGACGACTACCAACGAGTACATTATTTCTTACGACACCACCGACTACTCTAACGGGGTTTCGGTAGAAAGTACCAACAAGATTCGGGTCAAGTCTTACGGGATATATAACATTGCGTTCAGCATCCAGTTTGCTAACGCAGACGTTGCCATTCAAGACGTGGATATATGGTTTAAGAAGGGTAGCGGAGGCGGTGCAGCGTCTAACATCGCTGGTAGTAACAGCAAGTTTTCTGTGCCTAACAGCCACGGCGGGACTGACGGTCACTTAATTGCCGCACTTAATTTCTTTATAGAACTTCAAGCAGATGACTATGTGCAACTAGCGTGGGCATCTACGGACTCAGACTGCAAGATTGAACACCTGCCCACACAAACCAGCCCTACTAGACCCGCAACTCCGTCGGTAATTCTCACGGTTAACTATGTAGCACCAGCAACGTACTCAAACATTTACGTTTCTGCACAACAAGCAGGACAGGCAACGATAAGTCACTTTGCCAATACCACGGCAGACAAGACTTATGCTTACATTTTGGTTGGATAATCTTTATAATAGGTGATATATGGCTTACGACGCTTTCGGAAATTTTGTTCCTGACACCGCACCAGGCCAAGGTGCTTTACCCGCACCGCTAGGAACCTCGTCTGGTGCGTCAAGAATCGACCCCGCGCTTAGTCCATACTTACAGATGGGGTTGCAACGCGCCCAGCAGTTGTTCTTTGGCGCACAGCCTCAGATGTTCCAAGGCCAAACCTACGTCTCGCCATCGGCGCAGACAGAGCAAGCCCTAGCCCAACAAGAGGCTCTGGCTACCGGCGCACAGCCAACCCTACAAGCCGCACAGCAAGCCTACCAATCCTCCCTAGGGCAGATTGGGCAGACAGCCGCAGGTGGCTTCTTGCAAGGCAACCCATACCAACAGGCAATGCTTGCCGCCGCTACCCGACCGCTTACACAGAAGTACGGTGAGCAGATTGTTCCGGGCATTGCAAGCCTTTATTCACGCGCTGGACGCTACGGGTCAGGCGCGATGGAGCGTGCCCTTGGCGGGGCTACGGAAGCCTACGGCAGGGCATTAGGCGACGTTTCTGCCAACATCGTTGGACAGGACTACGCTCGCGAGCGTCAGCTACAACAACAGGCACAACTTAGCCAAGCAGCACTAGCCCAAGCCGCACCTTCGTTCTTTCAGATGGGGTTCCTTCCTTCTCAGGCTTTGGCACAGGTTGGCGCAGCCCGCGAGCAGATTGCGGCACAGCCCCTGCAAGAGGCAATGCAGAGATACCAATACTCGCAACAGCTTCCGTACCAGCAACTACAAGGGTTCTTGTCGTCTGTCTACGGTACGCCAATGGGACAGTCGGCAATCCCGCCAACGCAGACAAACCGCACCCTGCAAAACTTGGGTATTGCAACCACAATCGGCGGTCTAATCCCAGAGGCAACTCGCCAAAGGGCATTTGACGCAGTCGCTGAATGGTTCTAAAAAATGGCTACGCAACCTCAATTAGCGGTTGACAGGGTCATTCCTTGGATAAACCCATACGAGTACATCCTAAACACGAATCAGGGTGACTTTGTCTACGTCCCCAAAGACATCGTCAACAAGGGATATGTAGCGGAGCGTTATGAGTTTAGCGGTAGCGGCGCAGACCTACGGCAGACAAAAGAAAAAAGGCAGTATTTCCACCCAGAGTTCTTAAACCAAGACTTCTTGGG